TCTGGCTCGAACGTCTGAACGAAAGAAGTTGTGTGTACCTGCAGCTAACAGGCGTTGTTGCGTTTTCCGACTACGCTCACCATGCGCTGCTGGCAAGGTAAAGTGCCCTTCACCACCATCTGTATAGTTAATCAGTGGCGTTCCGTACGAGCGTAAGAGGGCAATCCATTCACGCTCGCGTTGATCAGCAGATTCGATGGGTACTTGCTCTAAAACAATCTGCATCGGATCGCGGTTGATACTTTCGAGCCAGTGCTTCAGATGTTTTGTATGACCACCCGTACGCGCTCGATATTGTCGCAAGCGTGCAGTCGGATTTCGGGACAGTCCTAAGTAACGAACTTCACCTGTGGTGGGATCGCAGAGTGTGTAGATCGAGATCATTTGTCACTTGTCGTCGTTGTTGTACGACCACCAGGACGATCATTTTTTTGCTCAGACTTCGCGGGAGCTTCGTTGGTGGCTTTGCGGCCCTGCGCGTTCGCCATCATGCCGATCCCCAGCATTTGTTGCGCTTGGAGTCGCTCGGTGATCGTGGTGGGAATGCGCAGTTCGAGGATCTGCCCCGACATCGGATCCATGATCAGTTGCCGCCCGTCAGGGGTGGTGAAGGGTTGCGGCGGCATCAGCGTAGACATCGCGGCAGCCGCTTGGCCCATCACCAGCAAGGTGGTTTGCGCATCGACCGGTTGCAGCGGTGGGAGCGGAATCGCAGGCGGCATCCCGACGTTGCCGGTTTCAAAGACTTCGTGGAAGGTCCAGAAATCGACATACCCCATCTGGGCTTGTTGGAGAGTCGCCATCTTCCGCTCGGTGCTGTTCATCGCGAGGATCGAGTTCGGTGCGACCACGAACACGAATTGTTTGTGGAAGAACTGCGCACGTTCGTCTGCGGTGGTGAGATCCACGTCGAGTTCAGGTGTGTAGCCTTCCTCGCCAGCACGCATCGCAGGCACGAGCGTGTTCGGGTCGAAGTCGAAATCTTCCAGCGCGACGGCGTCGTTGCCGAGAATCAGTCTGCGCTTCGCGCTGCTCAAAAATTGGAAGTAGTTGACCTTGGTCATCTCAGAGAGGTCGCGCATGAAGGCTTCGATCTGGCGGGCCTCTTGGCGGATCTCAGGGGTGAGGGCTTCGTAGTACTTCGAGATCGTGTCGGCAGACGGGAGCTGACGGAGCTGGAGCAGCGCGGTCAGGTTGGCGGTGCCGGAGAGGTCGTTGTGCTTGGTCGTGAGCTTGTCCCACAGATCCAGCATCATCGACATAATCTGCGGACTCGGGCCTTCCTTTTTTTCGTACGCATCGCCGAACCCAGGATTGACCTTGAGCCGCTTGCCGGGGCGACGATTGTCCATCGTGCGCATCGAGGATTCTGAAAGCGCATTACGGTTGTAGATCACGTCCGGATCAATCCACTGCTGAATCGCCAAACGGATGTCATTCACCGTGTCGTTGATCGCGTCTTGGACTGGGAGCAGATCGTTGAACAGCGGGATGCCAAGGAATTGCCACGGCACACTCCACAACCTCAGTCGGCAGATCGGGAACATCCCATGCCAGTAGGTGTTCGGACCGTCGTAGAGCGTGAGGTCGTCAGTGCTGACGATCAGGCGCCCGCGGGGGTACATCGGCTCGTCGGGCTGCACGACGTAGGCCCAGTTGGTGCCGGGCTGGCCCATCGGAATCGGCTTGCCAGAGAGGTTGCGAGAACGGTCGTGCAGGAAGGTCCGGTAGGTGACGATCGAGCCGGAGCGAGCCTGACGGGTGTGCGTGCCGGCCATGCCGAGGGCGTCGAGCGGGTCGGCGGGCGTGATGATGCGCGAGGCGACCGTTCTAAATTTGCCCAACACGGTTGCGAGCACTGAGTCGGATGCCTGCCGCAGAAACTGACTCTTGCCGGGGTACATCCCCTTCAGCGCATTCACCGTGTGCTCCTCGCGCAGCATCACACCTTCCCAGAGTTGCGGCGAGCGGTTGTGGGACGGGCGGATCGGCAAGGTGTCGCGCGGGTCGCGGGCGGAGAGTTGATGCGCACCGCCGAAGGGTGCGTGTGGATCCCAGTCGCAGATCAGGTCGCCTGTGCCGGCTGCGAGGCTGATCTTGACCGTGTCGCCGAGGTCGAGGTCGGCCATGGTGGTGACCCACTCGGCGATGGCGTACTGGTTCAGGAGGTCGGCTTGGCGCTGATAGGACGGGTTGAGAGTCCGCCAGCCGAAGAGCGGCTTGAGGTCGGTGAGAGTCGCAACGTGCGCTTGCATCGCCTTGCGCGACTCGTTGATGACGACTTGAGGGAGGTACTTGAGGCGCTTGCGGTCGGCAGAGAGCTGCTCGCCCACGATGTAGCGCATCGCCGGTTCGATCTGCTCGTAAGAGGGGTCAGCGCGGTTGATGCGGTCGCCGTCTTGACGGGCTTCGGCGAGCCAGCCGAGGACACGGGGATCGCCACGCTGCAAGGATTCGGCAGTGGTAGGCGGGAGGCCCTCGATGGTGGAGCTACTGAAGTCCATGTTCTTCCACGAGTTCACGGCCGTCTGCCGAGTTATGTACGATTACGCCTGCGCGTTGACACCAACAGATCCCGTAGCCATCCGCTTCAATAGTTGGGCAACCAAGGTCGTGTTCGATCTCGAAACGGGGATGGCACCAACAGCCACGAGTTTCCTCATGCTCACGCAGGTCGTTGATGGGCAGGACGTGAATGTCGCTCATTGCTCTAACACGAGTCGCCCATTCACACAGCGGACGCGACGGCCATTCGCGAAGGTAATCTTGATCGGATTGACAGCGTCATCCGCCGTATAATTACCCCCTCGCGCCATCCCAGTCTTCAAACCAGCAGCAAACGCCATCTCGCAGAGTGACTGCCGCTTATCAAACCACGACACGTCTGACGTATCAGGATCGATAAACCGTCCGTCCTCTTCCCACCATCGAACGAATGATGGATCCTGTGGATCCCAAGATTGCGGCATTAGTCCACATCCAATGCTGAGGTGTTGCTGTCATCCACACCCGGACCATAGCTGCACTCAGGGTCGTTCCCCTCGCCGTCTGCCGCGAGTTGCGTCATCCCGCCCTGCCGTCCGAACTTCGCTTTGGCCACATCTGAAGGTTTCTCTCGCGGCCCATCCCCAAACACATTCACCCCCATGTTGGAGTGATCCTGCTCCCACGCGCGGAACCGCACGATTTGCCCTTCGCCATTACGCGCGAGCTGTTCGGACTCGCGTTCGACTTGGCGGAGTTTGCTGGTGGAGTCGATCTCGACCAACTGATTCCTGCCGTCGCGGACGTGGAACTTCTGGAAGGTGTGGCCGGAGGTGCCTTCACCGTCGGTGCGGAGGTCCATGCGTGGGACCGGGATCACCCACTGCATCGGATAGTGGCAGTGCGGGCACTCAGGGAGAGAGGATCGCCCACCGACATCGATGGAGCGGTACTGATCACGGAGATAGTACTTGCAGGATGGACAGAAAAAATCGTGGTTTGGCACGTCAGTGTCTCACCGCAGGAGGTAACGCATCAGGTTCTTCAAGTTCTCGCCCATCCGCACTGTGATGAACGACTACCACGTTCTCACCAAACGCCGATTCCACCGTTGGTCCGCACCAACATCCGCGATGCTCGTCATGCGGGATAGCGTCGTTGATTGGCAGAACGTGGTAGTCAGACATTGCTCAGAACTGTCCTGTCTTCCGCACGTTGTTGATCAGATCGTCCACGACTTGCGCGGTCTGACCAGGCCAATGTGTCAACTCCGCCTTCGATGAGTCAACTGCCAGCATACCCTTCTGCTTCAGTTGCTGCACAAACTCGTACGCCATGCAGTCGGGACAGTTGAACCGGCCACAACGACCGAACAACTTCTCGCCAGCCTTGGCCTTGCGCTCACACCCATGCCCGCCGGTCGCTGTGATGTTGATATTGAAGTCACCCATCTAACACCTCCAACAATTCTGACAGTTTCCAACATTCCTACTCCAACGACGTCCAAATGTCCGAACAGAGTTTCTCCACCATCCGGTCCATGTACGCCGCGATCTTCAGCCCACGCTTCTCCGCTCGCCGTGCCAACTGCTCCCACTGTGACGGGGTGAAGTTCACCGTGATGTCACCAATTTTCAGGCTGACGATCTTCTGCACCGCCAGCGTGAGACTCTGCGAGGAGTTGGTGCTGCCGAAGCCCAAGACCTTTTCTAGTCTGGCCTGATCATCCACGGTGAGTTTGAGTGTGTTCTCCCCGATCTGTTCGTAGAGTTGGCCGAACTGCCCCGGACTGACCACATCCACGATCTGCGTGCCGGCCGAGATGACCCAGTCGTTGGGGAAGGCGCGGACTTCGCGGCCGTTGGGCAGTTGGACGATCGATTCGGTCAGGACTTGATGGGCGGCAAGGCGGACATCAGGACGGCGCTCGCGGACGGCTACTCGCTGGTGGTTCAGACTGGCGGGTTGTCCGGCGGCGTCGTTAGGCGTGGCGGCGAGGGTCGAAGAAGATGTCGTCGGCGGAGTTGCTGTCAACGGTGAGGTCACTTTCACGGTCATCATCTTCTCCGAGCTTCGCGGCTTCCGAGGAAACCGGTGAGTTGCGCCAGTCGGGGGTGATCACCCCAGCTTCCAGTGAGCGAGCGGCAAGGGCTGAGCGTCGGCGTCGGCGTTCGGCCAGCGGTTCGGACTCGCCACCACTTTGCCGGTAGGCGACATAATACCCGATCGCCGACCCGAAGATGCAGTCGTCGTGCTGACCCTTGGCGTGTTCGGCCTCGCCGAGGAGTCCTTCGGTCACGAAAAACCTCAACTCACTCCTAGTCGTTGGAGAATTGATCCGGAAGTCGGCCAGCTTGGCGATCGGGTCGCGCGTGGTGACGGCATCGTGGAACTTTTCGAGGAGGATCGGGCGCGTCCGTTGCGTGGTTTGCCAGCCTATGCGTTTGGTGAATCGAGCAGAGGCATCAGCCGCATCGACCACTTCCCACACGTAGAAATGCGTGTAGCCCAGATGGAGCTGGAGGAGATCCTGCACGGTGACCCCGTGGTTGTTCAGTTCCACCGCGGCGCAGGCTTCGATGCCGTCTTCGTCCTGGTAGAAGTGGCCGATCGCATCCACCACAAATGCTAACTCGGAGGGTCGG